ACACGGAGCTTCGTATCTCCCAAGAAGCCCAGATTGTCAGGCAACGCAAGACGTCCAAAAACGTCTACGGTCTCCTGTTCGATGACCAGAAGGACATGCCGGACAAGGGCACGTTCACCGAGTGGCGCCGCAAGTACATCGGGCGTCCTGTATCTGAGCATCAGAAGGAACTCGTTCAGGCTTATGAGGATCGATCGAATCTGGTTGTCTTCACATTGATGCCACCGGGATCTGGGAAAGACACCACAGCGGGCGACTTCCTTCTCTATGAGACGTGCGATGACCGTTACTTGCGTACCGCGTGGATCATGCGTGGAGTCGATTTCGCCAAACGACGTGTAGCAGAGCGCCTCGACCCATATCTCACTAACCCACGCACCTACCGCGACGCACCTCTCGGACCCGACTGCACCGTACCGACAGGGAATCTTATCGAGGACTATGGGCCGTTCAAGTTCAAGAAGGGCATGGTCGATCGAGAAGGCAACCGGTGTGAGCCGACGACGTGGACGAAAACTGAGATTTACTTCCTCAAAACCGGGGCAACAGAAGCCGACCCAAGCCTGTGGGCTACAGGGATGGAGGGTCAAACCTATGGGTCGCGAGTCGGTTTGATGGTCATGTCCGACGTGTTTGACCGTGAAAACCAGTTGACCGTCACGAAACGCGAGTCCCAGTATCAGTGGGTGATGGGTACGGCAATGTCACGTCTGGACTCTCGGGGACGCCTCATCTTCCTTGGCACCCGTTGTCTATCTGGTGACAACTATGAGCGTCTTATGAACGCGTTCGTCGGTGAGGCTCCGGTCGTATATCAGGGCAGGCATTACACGAAATATGCGAACGGTGTCGCCGTCGTCATCATGCCCGCTATTGAACATGACGCCGAAGGCAACGAAGTCTCATATTGGCCTGACGAGTTTCCACTGGATTCACACTTCGAACTGCCGGATGGTACCCGTATTCTGACTGAAGACGCTGACGAGGCGTATCTCGCTCAGAAGTATGGCGGCAGGGTCAAACGTATCCGTGGCCTGCGTGAGATCAGGGAACGTGACCGCGACCTGTTCGACACGATGTATCAGCAGAAGCCGCCCGACGAGATCACTGGGGACTTCACCGACTTGACCCTCGACGCGGCCGACGATGAGGAACGCACATACGGTGTGTACCGTCCGAACGAACTCATCGTCATCGGCGCTGACCCTGCCCGTAGCGCTGGTGCTGCTTGGGTCGCATGGGGGATAGATCGTGACAAGGGCACCATCACACTCATCGACTACTTCTTCGGGGAGAAGCTCGGTATCAGTGGCATCAAATCGAAGCTGGTCCTCCAGCCGATCACTCTCTACAACCCGGTGTGGTACTGCTATGAGACGAACCGTGAAGCTGCGGTCATCGAAGATCCTGAGATCACGAAAGTGTTCGCGGACCTCGGTGTGAATCTGCAACGGCACAACACGAACGTAGGGAACCGCGGCTCCATGACGATCGGTGTCCCGTCGCTCTCCTTCTATATGCGGTCTAAGATCATTCGCTGGCCCACGATGACCGCCAAAGATCGCGATCGGACACAGTTGGTGAAAGACCATTTCAAGACGTGGGATCGCAAAGAGGCTCTGAATCTGAATCGTGCCGCACTCAAATCGCATCCTGACGATATTGCTATGGCCGCTTGGGTAGGGTTTGTGAAAGCTCTCGCCCTGTTGCAGCGGCGTTCCGGTGGCCGCAAGAAGCAGGCGATGCCGGTGCCTCACAAGATCCAGGAGAAGTTCGATCGTATGGCCGAGCGCAAACGTGAGAAGAAGTATGTCAAGAAGCGTGAACGCCACCCGGCACCAAACATGAGAGAACTACTGAATGCGGTGATAGGCTCCGACGGAGGTGAGCAATGGCCCTAGATTTGGAAGACATAAAGCTGGCCCGTGAATGGGGTCTCGACTTCCACTCCCAATGGAAAGCGCAGCTTCGCACCAACGACGCCATCGCCTCCGGTTTGTGGCAGATAGCTTGGGGCGACGGTGAAGTAGACGACGCCTCACCTCTCGTACAGAACGTGTACCTCGGTGCTCTCGAGGACAAGACGAATACTGCCGGTGCAGGGAGTCCCGCCATCTTCGTGCCGCCGCCGCCCGGTACGACTGAGGATCGTGGCGAGAAGATCGCGCAGAAACGCAAACGCGTGTACCAGTCTTATGGGGACCGTTCCGACATGCCGAAGCTGCGCAAGAAGCTGTACCGTGACTGGCTTCATGCCGGTGCAGGGTTCATGATCCCGTGGACCGACTTCTTCGATGAGAACTCACAGCCGACCCCCACAGCGTCACGGGCACCGTACTTCATGCACCTCGATCCCAGACAGGCGTACCCGTTGGCTCACGACAACCGTGACCGTCTCGTCAAGATCATGTTCATCCGACAGCGGCGTGTCGCCTCTTTGAAGGAAGAGTACGGTGCGAACCTTCCGGCGTTCAGAGGGTTCAAGACGTTCAGGACGCTCAAACAGATGGACGATGCCGAGTTTCTGGAAGAGGTCTGGTATTTCGACTCAACATATTGGGGTGTGGCGTTGGGTGATTCTCTCCTGTCGCGTGAGCATCAGGGGCGTGCGATTCTTCCGAACACGTTGCTTGACAGTATCGGTGGGTCGAATCTGGTGTGGGTCGATGAGCCGACGAAGCATGGGCTCGGTCGCTGCCCTGTCCTTGAGATGAAGCGTTTGACTCATGACGGCTCATATCGGGGTGCGCTCGAAGATGTGATCCCGGCAATGCGTACTGCTCAGAATTTCATGGCCCGTCTGCTCGATGACATGGAGCAGAACATCTATGCCCCGGTGGTGTTGGACAACATCGAGAATGAAGAGGATTACGGGCCTGGTGCGATTCTGCGAGGTACGGGTGACGGTCGTGCGGCGATTCTGCGTGACCGCCCGAACGTCAACTTTGAGGCCCAACGTACTGTCACCGACATCATCTCCCAAGCACACAGGCAAGCCACTTGGCCGGTGCAACGTTCAGGTGACGCAGATGCATCAGTCGTTTCTGCCAAGGGTGTTGTGGCTCTTGCCGGTTCGTTCAACTCTGAGCTCGCTACGGCGCAGCAGGATATGGAAATGACCCTGATGGATGCGAACCGTGTCGCCGCGGCGTTTGATGAGAAGCATTGCTTCGGGTTGAAGAAGATTCATGTCATGGAAGGTGTGAGGGCGTTCAACGTCAAATACGATCCGGCGAAGCTGTTCAAAGGCGACTATCGCAACAAGGTGTCGTACGGCGATTCGACGGGGATGGACGAATCGAACCGTCTCACCAAACTGGCTCTGTTGAGGAATCTTGAAGCTATCAGTCTTCGTACGTTCATGGAGAAGTCTGGGGCTACTGAAGATCCGTTGCAGGAGGAACGCGACATCGCTATTGAGAATCTGACGAAGATGTTCTACACGGTTCTGCTGCCGCAACAGATCGAGCAGGGCAACATCTCAGCTTTGCAAGACTTCGTTGTCCGCATAGATGATGATGGTGAGACTGTGCGTTCCGCGGTGCTTCAGACGATCAAGGAATTGGAGATTGCCGCGGGTCCGGTGCCGGGTCAGGGCGGTAACGGTCAGGGCCCGGGTGACGTGATTCAGCAGATGCGTTCGTTGGCTTCGGGCGGCATTCCGGGTCAGGCCGCGGGGCAACCCGAGCCGCCGACGATAGGTAGAGATTTGCAGAACATGCTGCCATCAGGTCAACGACGGCTAGTATCAGAGACAGCCCCAGGCGGCACCGCCGCGTAGGAGGAAAAACATGCCCCTATCTGTAACCCAACCGGCAGCGAGTGAGTTGGCTAGGACGCCAGTCATACGCCTCACGTCTGCCCGATATGCCCGGTCTACATGGTCGCCGCCCGGCATGAGCTATGGCATTGATTTCAACAAGAGCGGCCACGGGTTCATCAGCGAGACCCATTTCAATGACCACATCGGGTTCGATATGGCCGACAGTATGGGCATGACGGTAACACGCATGACCGCAGGCGACCCCACGACCCGCCGTGTCGCTAACGAACAACCCACCCGATAAGGAGACAGCAATTATGCCCGACACAATTCCTACCAGTCCCGCGGATGGGACTCACATCTTTGACGACTTCCACTCGAATGCGGCGGTGACGACTGGCCTGCTCGGCAGCCTTGACTGGCTGATGACGACAGTTGGCGGCGGTGCATCTACGCCTTCATACCTCGCTTCCCAGAATGGGGTTATGAGGCTGACATCGGACGGCACGACCGCCCGTGGTTTGGCTGTCCATCTCATGCCTGACAAGGTGACGTTGGGTGGCGGTGATGGCGTCTTCGTCCGTGCCCGTATCCGCTTGGCGACGACCCTTACCGGGAACAACTTCCGTTTCGGGTTCTCCGCTTCGGTCACCTTGACCGAACCAGTCGTCGGCGTGTGGATCGATTGTGATTCCGGTCTCCTGTCGTTCGACGTGGCCTCCACCAACGGTGACATATCGAAGGCTGTGACGGGCGTGAAGACACTGACATCCGGCACAACGATGATCGTTGATGTTTGGCACGATCTTGAGCTGCGTCTCTCCGGCACAAACGCCAACGGCGGACCTGACCGGATCGACTGTTTCGTAGACGGCGAGTTCGCCGGTGCGATCAAGAACTCACTGCTCGGCTCTGCCGAGACGATGGAGTTCTCTATCGTCGCTTGGGACGACGCCGGTACAGCACAGAAGTTCGACATTGACTACTACGAGGCGTATATCCCCCGCGTCTGACAAGGAGACAACAATCATGCCCGACAACTTTTCTTCAAGTCCCGCGGACGGGACACACATATTCGATGACTTCCACAATAACCTGGCACTGACGGACGGCCTGCTCGGCAGTCTCGACTGGAACATCACGGCTCTCGGTAGCTCGGCTACTCCTTCGTTCATCGCGTCACCGAACGGGATCATGAGGCTGACGGCGGCCGGGGCGACTGGTGATGGTTTGGCTGTCCACCTAACGGAAGACGCCGTGACGTTGGGCGGTGGCGATGGCGTCGTTATCCGTGCCCGTGTCCGAATGGTCACGACCCTTACGGGGAACAACTTCCGCATCGGTCTGGATGATTCGCTCACCTCGACGGACGGCACCGTAGGCATATTCTTCGTCAGCACCGCAGGTGTCCTGTCATTCGATGTGGCTTCTAGCAACGGCGACGTGACGAAGGCCGTGACAGGCATCTCGACACTGACATCAGGCACAACGATGGTTCTCGGCACATGGTACAACATCAAGTTGGAGCTCTCTGACACGAACACCAACGGCGGTCCTGAGACCATCAAGTGTTTCGTTGACGGCGAGTTCGGTGGGGAGATAAGCGCCAACGCAGGCGTCCCCTCGCTGCTCGGCTCCACCGAGACGATGGAATACAAGATCGTGATGTGGGACTCCGGTGCCGGTGCTGCTCAGGTCTTCGAGATCGACTACTACGAGGTATATATCCCCCGCGTCTGATAAGGAGACGAAACAATGACATCTTTCTCAACCAGTCCCGCGGATGGGACACACATATTCGATGACTTTGCCTCCAATGAGTCGATAGCGGACGGTCTGATCGGCAAGCTCAATTGGGATATGACGACGATCGGCAACGTGTCCGTGCCTTCATATGTAGCGGGACCGAACGGGATTCTGAGGCTCACGACGGCGGCTACCGCCGATGGCGATGGTGTGGCGCTCACGCTAGAAGATGATGTCCTTGTCCTCGCCGGTACGAATCAGGTGTTCCGTTGCCGGGTCCGGTATCCAGTGGAGATTCCCACCAACAACTTCCGTATCGGGTTCCTTGATGTACTCACATCGGGGGAGCCTGAGGTCGGAGTGTGGATCAACTCAGACGGCGGGCTTCTGTCCTTCGACTGCGCCAACACCACAACCGACAAGACGAAGGCAGTCACCGGGGTTCCGACGTTGACGGGTGGGACGACAATGGTTGTCAACACTTGGCACGACCTCGAGCTTCAAATGTCTGGTACGAATGCGAACGGCGGCCCCGATACCATCTCGTGTTTCGTTGACGGATTCGCGGCGGGCCAGATCACAGGAAACGTGATCGCTTCTACCGAGGTGATGGCGTTCGCCATTACGCATTGGCAGGACTCGGGTGGCGCGGACGCTCAGGCGTTTGACATCGACTACTACGAAGCCTATTTGCCACGCAACTGACAGGAGTGACAGGAGTGGCAAGTGACTGCAAGGGCAACTACAACATCTGAAGATCTGGTCCCGAAGGGCTTACCACAAGGTTCTCGGCAACAGATCCGGCAACAGATGCAAGAGGCCAACGTGCCTCTGAGTTCAGAGGGCGGTGGGGGCGCAGGTCTCTCCCCTAGCTCGGCTGCGGTTACCCCGACCGCGGTTGCCCCCGCCGCCCCTGTCTCCCGTGGCGACCTCGCCAACTTTGACGTGTTCTCAAATCGGGAACCGACTCCCGGGTTCCAAGCCACACCTCAGAGGCAGGTCATGTTTGAGAAGGTCAGGCAGTCGGATAATCTGGTGATGCAGTCCATCTTTCAGAGGATGGCCGGATACAAGGAAGGCTGACAGTGACTTTCGACCAGCGACCCGAAGATGCTGATGTCGGGTTGGAAGGGTCTGTCGATCCTCCTGAGCTGTCTCTCCCTAGCGAGCCTGAACGTCCCCGTTCACCGATTGGGCCGGGACGCAGGCAGAGGCAAGCACCCCGGACGTTCGGACCCCCCGCACCGCCGGTGATGTCTGGCGGTCGGCGTCGTGACATGATGTCTGGCGGTGCCCGACGTGTACCGGAGGGGTGGACCGCAGGAGACATGACGATTCTTGAGGGAATGGTCAGGGCGGCTCATTACATGGTCCCCAGTGAAGATCTGAACAAGATCACTCAGATGGTGATGACCAACTCTGACCCCTCCATTATCCAGTCGGGCTCTGCCAAGTTCGCACGTCAGTTGGGTCTGTCCACTCGCGAGATGTTTGAGGAAGAAGCCGTCCTCAAACTCCTTGGGTTCGTCAGTGATGAGGATGCGTTTGCTCAGGCGACAGTGGATAGGTTCTATGAGACGGGGGCGGCTCTGGCGAACACGTCGAAGCTGTTTGCTGAGTCTGAAGAGATCAAGATGACTGTGACTACTCATTGGCTTGAGGCTGAGGATGTCCGCGGTAGAATCGCAGGGCAACTCGCTGAACGTGGTCTCGTCTTCGGGGTTGGAGACAAGATTGAAGGGTTGCGTGGCAAGTCTCTTAAGTGGAAACGTGACGGCGACCAGCTTGCGTTGCGATGGTTCACAGAAGATCCGAAGCCCGGTGAAGATGCTTTCGTGGATGTGCTGATTCATCTGAAACCGGGGACTGAGACGAACACCAGTATCGACGCTGTGACCGAATATCTGTTGGCTGTCGGTGGTGTAGCGCATGTCGTCGCCCCCACATCTGGTGATGTCCCTGGCAGGCAGAACTTCGTTGGTGCTCTGTTTGAGGGCGCGGACGACATGCTCAACTGGGCGCAAAAGTTCGGTGGCGGATACCTTGAAGAGACGATCAGTGAACTGTCCACCCAGATGTCTACGAGTCTAGCTGCCGTTTCGATGAACCCTGTCCCCGAGCAGCAGGAGGCAGATGATGAGGCGGTGAGGGAGCAGGAGTCGATTCAGGCGGTGACGCGCACGATGCGGGACAATACTGCCGTTGCGATCGCTCGCCGGGAGATGTTGGAGAATCCTGAGCAAGCGATGTCAGCCACTTGGCAGGCCGGTCTTGCCGGTGCCGCCATGCTTGAACAGGACGAGTTGGAGGCTCAGGCAACAACGATTCTGTCTGACCTCGATGCCGCGGAGAAGCGCAGGCTTGAAGAGCAGTCGTTTCTTGGCGAGTTCATCGAACAGGACTTGGCCCCCCCAGTCCTTGGAGCTCTTGAGGTGTGGATTGAAATGCTGTATTTCGGTGGCATCGTCATTCTCGACGCTACCAACATTGACGCTTGGATCGAGATAGCTCAGGACATCAGTGAGAACGGTATCGACGCCCTATTCGATCCGATGAATCTTCAGAAGTTTGTGAGCCCTATCGATCTGGAGTTCGTCATCGAGCAGGTTCGGAACATTCAGGAAGAGGGGCTTCCGAAGGCTCTCGCCGCATATGTTGAGGCGACCCAGGACACCACGTTCGCAGATTATTACGGTATCGATCCCGAGTCGAATTGGGCTGCGTGGGTCAACCAGGCCGGTCTTGTCGTGTTCGATCCTGTGACGTGGGGGACGCTCGGTGCAAGCGCTTCGTGGAACGCTTTGAGACGCTCAGTGCAGACTGTCGCCGGTGTTGAGAGGATCATGCAGTCGCGGAATATGCTGTCCGCCATAAAGAACATCGCGGTGAAAGACAGTGTGGGGACCGTGATGATTATGCAAGAGGGCAACATGGGAAGCACCGCCATTGCAAAGCTGTTCCGTATCGCGGGGACACACGTTGATGACAAGGCTGCCCAAATTGCCCAGATGCAGGAGATCAGAACGATAATGAAGGGTCCGGGTGTGTTCCCCGCCAACGGCGGCTTCTACATTCCGTCGCCTGCCGCGGTGATGCGACGCAAGACAACCCTCGGCATCTCCCAATGGTTCAAGATCGCCCCTAGTGACACGAAGGCACGCAGCTTCATGCAGGACGTTCTGATCCGTGCCTCCAATTCGCGGTCCATCAACATCTCTGAACGTGAATGGCTGTCCGAACGGTTCCGCGTCATCCAGGTGAAACATGCGGGTGACGCGAAGGCTATGGCTGATGACGCGGCTCGGGCGGTTGAGACGTATGAGGCGTACAGGGCTGGTGACATTTCGGTTGCGATGATGGAAGGCCGCTTCCACAAACTGAAGGGCGAGATTGTTGATCTTGACATCTCTCTGATGCCCGGTGAGGTGAAGCAGATTCCGAAGCTTCGCAAGCAGGTTGGTGAGTGGAACGACTCGGTGACTGAACTTGACAGGCGGATCGCTGGTGCAGCAGATGATGCTACGAGGGAAGCCTTTGAGACTTCACGCGCGCAGGCGATCAAGAACCGTGACGAAACCCAGGCGCTCCTAGATGTCAACAGTGGTGAAGCATCTCGGCTGTACGATCAGCGTGTCAAAGACCTCGCCGGTAAACAGCGAGAAGTCAAACGCATCGAAGGGCTTGTAGAAGACCTCGGAACCGCAAGCCGCGACCGCTCCCTCCTTGAACGTGACGCTCTGAAATATATGGCCGACTGGATGGAGGAATGGGGAGTCCCCGTCAAACTGAATCTTGATGGTTCGACCAAAATGCACCCCATCTTCGGTGACATTCCGCTGTTCGATCTGGACGATGTTGTCGGACCTCGCGGAGCCTCCCCCACTAGAGGGGTAGACAAGGTGAGTGGCCTGTCTCCGCTGGGCGCAGAGTTTGAAGCGACGTTTGAGGGTGTACCGCGCGTGTGGGCTGAGCTGCCCGTGTCACCTACCGAGCTGTTGGCGTGGAAGACGATGCAGCGCAACGCAGGATCGCGGCTCATGTGGAAGGCAATCAACTCCCCCACAGGGCAGATCGTCAAGGCGACGATGGACAACGTGCAAGCCATTTTTGCTTCCTCCGTCCTCTTGAATCCGATCACCGCTACCCGCTCCCACTTCGATGAGGTGATCCGTTTCTACGAGAACAACGGATTCTCCGTTGACCTTCTGAAGTCAACGTTCGCCATAGAAGGGAAAATCGGACCTGAAGCCCGAGCGTTCAGCCGCGACGTTCTAGACAACTTTCTTGCACCGAACCAGCAGATGTGGCAGTTGGTGAAACCCGGTGACAGGGGCCAATGGGTCCACGCTGAACGCTGGATCAACGGTTCCCTAACGAAGCAAGAACTGTTTCAGGGCTATGCCCGCGCGGTCGTCAACAGTGGCGGTGACGAGGCAGCGGCCCGTGTCATCTGGGAGAAGTTCTGGAACGAACGGGGCGTCAACTTTGCGAAGCGCACCACGGTCAACGGGACACCGATCACGGCAGGGAACTCATTTGATATCGTCAGAGACGGATTCGACAACTGGCTCGGTGGCTTCAAGGCGGTCGAGAAGAAGGGTCGGATTACTGCGCCGGAGGCCCGCAAGGAGATACTGAACGCTGCGGCGAACGGGGTCGATGTGAAGTGGGGGCCGAAGATATGGCGTCAGTTGCCTGAGGTGCCGGCACAGGTTTCAACACAGGCAGGCAGCAAAGCGTCCGGTGCGTTCCGTCACACAATGGATGTGGCGTTCCGCGCAGGCTATGGTGCTCCGCAGTCACGCCGCGGCGAAGTGTTCTACGACCATGCCTACGAGTGGGCCAAAGGCGTCTACGACGAATCGTATGCGGGCAAGATGCTGAATGCCAAATGGCTTCTGGATAACGGTCACGCTACCTCAATGAACCATGCCCAAGAGATCCTGAATCAAGGCAGACGTTCCCAGGTGGTGCGTGACCTCATCGCTGAATCAGGCATGGTGATCGAATCCGACCTTCGCAACGCAGCCATGCGATATGCGGCGTCTTCGGCTGACGACATGATGTATACGTTCAGTGCCACTTCGATCTTCGGCAAGAAGATTGCCCGTGTATATCCGTTTGGCAGGGCGCAGCTCGACTACTACCAGTGGTGGTGGAAGAAGCTGACCCAGCCGACCCAGTTCGTCGGAGGCCAGTTGCCCGTCCTTGGCGGCGTGAAACGTCTCGCCTCTGTCCCCGCAGTCGGCGGCAACCTTCGCCTCATTGACCGCATGGCCCATCTGGTGAATCTGAATACCACTGGTGAGCGTCCCGGTGTCGGCACTCCGGCAGGGATTGTGAATCATTTCTCTTTCCTTCCCCAAGCGTTTGATGAGCAGATACTATTCGACTTGTCGCCCGGTGTCACACCGATCGCCGGTTGGGCCGCGAACCTTCCTTTCGTTCCCGACTCAGTACGCAATTTCATTCAAGAACTCCACCCGCAGCACCGCATCTTCACCGAGCCGTATGACAACATGGGCCAAGCGTTGGCCGACACTATGGATGTGCTGTTCCCGAAGGGCGGCATGTCGATCAGGAATCAAGTGGCTGCATACACCCGTCTTGCAGCTCAGGCTGTCGCAATGGTGACGTTGGATTACGACCCGAACCTGCCAGTCACAGATGAGCAGCAGCGGCGCATCACACCGATCATCAACGCACAGATGGGCGGTTGGGCCGGTGGCCCGTGGTACTTCGACCGGGTGAAAATCGACATGATCGACTGGTTGAAGGAGAACGGCAACAAGACCCTGCCGGACAAGAGCGACGACGATCTGCTGTTGGAGTTCGGGTTCCGCAACGACGAGGTATCCATCGCGTCCCTTGGGGAACAGAACCTTGATTTCCTGTCCCGCGTAACAGGAGAGGTACGGTACGGCGGTTCCGACTTCTCATCTGTCGATGGCCTTCTCGGTGTAGACCAGTTCGTGGACGCGTGGTTCGAGTCGGGTTCCATATCTGATGCTAAGCGAGATTCCCTTCTGATTGGTTGGGAGCTTGTGAACTCAGGCGAGGCGACTGTGGATCAGCGGGTCGGGTTCGCTGACGAAGTACTCGGGGTGCTCTTCAACAGTGGGGTGCTGACCGACGATGAACGTATCGAGTTCATCGCGCGCAACATCGGTGTCCACGCAAACATGGTGTCATCGCGTGAAGTGAACCTTGGTCTGATCCCTGTCGATGTCGCACCGGACATCAAGAGAGGCCGCATAGATACCGAAGACCTCGACCGTGCCAAAGAACTGTACCGGCGCGGCGACAAAGAAGGATGGCTGGAATACCGGGACGCCACCGATGTCCGATTCGACATGCTCACCTCACGCCACCGTTCCGTCCGGGAGTTCCTCGATGTCATCTACAAACGTGCGACGAACGGGCTGACGATTGACAAGCGCAGCCAAGTGATCGGTGAGGATCGTTTCTCCCTGTCAGACCTTGATGTCAACCTGACCCCCGAATGGTGGCAGGAACACGGCTCATGGCTTGAAGACCTCGGCACGTTCGGCCTGTCCGATGATCTGGTGGGCCAGTTGGTTGCTGGCGACACCGTGGTCATGTCTCTTGAAGAGTTCAGGCAGGTCATCCTTGATACGAAGGGTACGTTCGGCTACCAGTATGAGGCCACCAACACTCTTGAGGCCGAACTGAACCGTATCGGTATCGATGACCGGCCTATGTCTTCCATCGGTATCCGTCTGAGTCAGATGCCCGGATTCGATGATGCCGACTTCGACAACACGGTCGGGCTGTCCCACTATGGGAAAGACCTCGCCAAAGACTTCAACGCTGCACTCAATCTCGGGCAGCGGGAGTTCGGTTGGAAAGGTCTCGATGAATGGGATGTTGAGTGGATAGACGAAGAGAAACGTGACGACGACGGGAACATTTTCGTGGTCAGGCACAGCCTTGAAGGCCTACGCTCACGGTTCCGTGTAGCCATTGCGCTCTCGGGTATGAACGCCACAGACGATAAGAGCTTCAGCGAAGAGAACTACGAGAACAGCCTGTACGGTCGCAACCTCGGTGATCTGAATTGGACACACCCCGAACCGCCGACGCTTGACAAGCTCGAACAGGACTGGTTTGAGACCGACACGCCGGAGCTTCTGTCCGTAGTAGATGGTGACACCATCAGGATTCCCACCGATGACGGTCCTGCGTTCGTCAGGTTCATCGGATTGAACACACCTGAGAAGGGTGAGGACGGATTTCGGGAATCCTTGGAAGGTCTGGCCGATATTCTCCTTCAGGCCGACAAGGTGCAATTCGTTGTGTGGAAACCCAACGAGTACGGATTCAGAACCAGGGCATTCACTATTGAAGAGGATGTTGTGGTGACCCGCGACCGTCTCCTAGTGTGGCTCTACATCGACGGTGTGCCCCTGTTCGACCCTGAAGAGTTCTCCCGCCAGAACGTTCGTGGCGTTAGGACGGGTGGTAGCGTCCCGGACTATCAGGTGTTGCTTGACGCTGAGATCACTCGCCGCGAGGTAGCATCCAGGGAAAGGAGTGACTGATGGCCGAACCGGAAACCGCTGATGGTGGTGTAACCGTCAGGCTGGAACGGATAGAGAAGATCCTCACCACTCCAACGCCTCCCAAGTATGCGACAACTAGGCCAGAGGACTACAGGTTCGTCCGCAAGTCCTTCGCCGATCAGTGGGATCTCAACGTTTCCGATCTCACTTTCCGCATCAACTCTCTGGCCGAACTGTGGAGGGAAGATCACGGTGGAGTGTGGCCCAGAGGCACAGACCTGTTGGGATGGGATGTGGCACAGAACTCGATATGGACCTTCGCTTCAGGAGCCTCGAATCTCCCAGCGACTATCACTCTCATCAACGATGACGGTAGTGAGCAACGATGGTTCAACAATCCTGTGCGCGGCCTGATTCCGGTACCTGCCCCGATAGATGCTCCGTTCACCGAGGAAGCGCTCCAGGCGCGACGCGGAGCAGTCATCTCTGCCGCGGATCTTCCGTCGATCCTCGCAGGCCTTTCCCCTATCAGTCAACCCCGCGGTGGTGGCGGCACGGGCCGCAAAGCTAGATCCTTCGACCGCAGACAGCTCTCAGAAGCCGCGACGAACAGATGGCGCGGCCTACTCCTAGAGGAACCTGAGGACGCTGAACTCGACAGCCTCGTGTCGGACTACATCACAGAGGCCAATGCCTTCTGGATCAGGGACTCAGGTAGTCTCGACTTCGACACGTTCGTCACCGACCGTATACGGACTCAGGACAGGCATGCCTTCCTGTATGGCAAGAAGCCGGAGTTCCAGTCTGAAGCTGAGTACATGGGCGGCTTCCGTCAGACGGTCAGCCAGTTCGGTCTCAGCTCCGCAGGCGAACTCCGCGAATTGGAATCTGGAGCTTCGTCTGGTGTTGGCCTTGCCGGTTTCGGTGAACGGGTGTCCCGTACCCGCGAATCAAGGCTCATCAATCAGGGCTCGTTCTCTCAGCGCCTTGCGGGTAGTCTCGCAGGGTCAGGGCTTGGAGGTTCATAGTGGCTACCGGAATCCAGCTTCTCGATGACATCCTCACATTCATCGACAGGACTTGGCCCGAACTTGAAGGGTCGCTCCCTGATGCACGGGTGCAGGGTTGGGTTGCTGAGATCGAGTCGGGGACAGGCAGGACGGTCGAACAGATCCGTCTCGATATCCTTCAGTTCGTGGTCGGTGACGAACGTATCGACCAGTTCGCCGGCGACGTGTTTGAAGAGTTCGGCCTTGACCCTGCCACTGGGGACGAGACTGCTGAAGAGCGCATTCAGCGTATCAGTGACGAGTTGCAGAGCGGGGAGAAGACGTTCGCGGGTTTGCGCGAAACGCTTGCCGGGTTTGCTCCGCCGCCTCAACGTACACCCGACACGATAGGTGGACGCCAGATTCCGGCAGGAATGCGCCTCATCCGCATCACTGATCCGTCGGGTACTGACGCGGGTGAACTGTTCCTCCTTGTCGGTGACGTGTTCGGTGTGAACCTTGCCTATGAGATCGGTGATAGGGCTGCCCTCGATGAACAGTTCGGCGGCATCACCAACTTCGAATCGTTCGAGACCTTCACTCAAGCCCAGTTCGATGAATCCGATACGCTGCTTGTCGGCACTACCGACGAGCTTGGCCCAGAATCGTTGCAGGCACAGTTTGAGCGTGACATCCGGTCTCTCGGGTTGGAATCGCCCCCCGCTTGGCTCATAGCCGACCGTGAAGCCATGACCGTGTTTGTCACAGCAGTCAACGAAGGCTGGTCTACCGAACGCACCAACAATGCCCTGTCAGGAACACAGGCGTTCAAGGACCGTTTCATCGGTCTAGATGTTGTGATGAACCAACTGGGTACTTCTTCCATCACCGAGGGGATCGCCGAGTTCACCCGACGTGAAGACCAGATTAGGCAGTCCCTTCTCGCGTCTCGTGGCCCCTCTACCGACGTGTCCCAAGAAACCGTCACCTCCCTCATCGCGTCCGGTTGGCAACCCGCGGAGATTGAGGAACTGCTCGGTCTTGAGAAGCGGGTGAGGGACAACCCTGCCGCTATGGACAACATCAACCAGATCCTCGTCTTTCAAGGCTTCGACCCTTTGGACCCTGATGACTTCGTTCAGTTTCTACAGGATCAGGATGCTTTGAGCCTCGACCCGTCGTTCACACCGTCAGACATCTTCGAGTCCATAAACGATGCCCTACGGTTCCAAGCCCTGTTGACTGAAGGTATTGAGGTCGATCTCGGATTCGCTACGGAGCTTGGTACTGGGGTGTCTGAAGGTATTGCTTCTATCGATCAGTTCTCCCGTCAGGCACAGTTGGCTGCCGGATTCATCGCAGCGAATCAGGCAGAACTGAACTTCGAGAAACTGGGCCTGTCGCGTGAGGACATCATCGCTGCTCAGTTCGGTGAGGTTCCTGAGGGTGGAAGGCCCGTGTCCGAGGTCAACCAGATCCTTGAACAGTTCGCACGGGAACGTTCAAAGGCGGCGCAAGGATTCTCGGGTGGCCAGTCGTTTATCGACGCTTCGGGCCGTCTGAGGACTCAAGGGTTCGCTGATTTCGCCTGAGTTACGGTAAGGTACCATCAGTTACCCGCTGTAAGGGATCGCCCTCCTTGCGGATCAGACGGGAATGGGCAGACGGAACCACACAGTTCGTCGTGTACCTCTAACGGCGACTACTTAGCCACAAGGAGGATCAAGTGGCAGAAGACAACGCAACCACCGAAGACCTGCCAGAGACCGTAACCCGCGTAGCGCACCAGCGCATGACCGATGAACGGAATGAAGCCCGTGCTGAAGTTGATGTGTTGGGCAAACGAGTTCAGAAGATGGCATTCGAGAGTGAGGCACGCAAGCACTTCTCATCGAAGAAGCACGACGACCCCGAGTGGGCCGCCGACATTGCGTTGCCATCTATCTTGCAAGCCGATGTTGAACTCGAAGGTATTGGTGCATTCTTGGACGACAAGTTTTCAAGGCTGTACCCGAAAGCGAACGAACCCGGGACGGAACAACCAGCGGCAGATGACGGAATCCCGTCACCCGACGCTGCACAACCGCCAGGGTTCGCGAAGCCTTCCCCCGCCGCTGAAGGGTCACCTCCAGGTGAGAAGAAGTACAAGTACTCTGACCCAGAGATTCAGGCTCTCATCAACGCCAACGATGGCGAAGGCTTGAAGAAACTCATCGACGCAGGCCAGTACGAAGGGTTGTCCGCTTCCCCGCTTGTACCGGGGTAACCGAACCTCTGAAAGGAAGGTGAGGTGAGTGGCGAACGAAGTAACGTGGAGCAACCTGCAAGGTGAATACTCTTATGAGTACCGTCTGCTCGCAGATTCCATCATCACAGCGCTCTACGAGTCGCTCGACATGCGCCAGTTTTCGATTGTGAAGCAGATCAAGAACTGGGCGTCGAACGCGGAGCGCTTCCCCAAGACCCCAACGCTCGTAGCGTCGGGGCTGACTGAAGGCACAGACCTCGTAACCAACACAGCATTCGCACCTACCCAGGTGACGCTGACCGTTGGAGAAGTTGGTCTCAAACTCACAGTCACAGATCTGATGGCTATGGGCGGCATCGTCGGCATAGCGCATTACGGTCAGGAAGCAGGGAAGGCAGTGGCCGAGAAGCGCACTACCGACCTTGTGGCTCTCATGTCCGGGTTCTCAAACTCGGTTGGGACAACGAACACAGACATCACCGAAGCCTTCTACCTTGCTGCCATCGCACAGTTGCGTGGCGCCAAGGTCAAGAGACCGTATGTTGGAGTCCTTCACACGACTTCGTACTATTCGGAACTCATCGGTTCGATCGGTTCGACGTTCTCGGCCCTCGCCAATACTGGTGCAGGTGTCCGTGCAGAGTCGAACGATCTGCCGGGTGCAGGCGACGGGGGTATGGTTGGTGAGCTCTTCGGCACCACCGTGCTCATCACACCGCTTGTTGGCGAGGATGGCAACAGCGACAAGATCAACGGCATGTACAACCCGAATCGTGCCATTGGTTACGTGGAGAAGTGGGCCATCAGGCCCGAGATGGAGCGAAAGCCATCGCTCCGTGGATCGGAGGTGGTCGTAACGGCCGCCTATGCCGTTGGGGAAACAGACGATATTTCGGGTGTCCGTATCGTCTCTGACGGCGTGTAACCAGGCGTAGAGATGGGGGAGCGGTAGCTCCCCCTGCCTCTACCCGACAAGGAGAAGGAACACATGGGAGCAACCAGAGGAACGAAGAACAAAGCCAAACGGATGTACGAAGGCGAAGAATTGTCCTACACCGCTATCGGTAAGAAGGTCGGCTTCAGTGGTCAGGCGGTATCGAAGTGGGCGAAGGATGAGGGCTGGGTCAAGTTTGGATCTGGCTACGTTCCGAAGGCTGAGGCTGTCGAAGACGCCCCTCCTGCTCCGTTGGAGCGTTCCGAAGTTGAACTGCGTGAACGCCTCTCACTACTCGAGGCCCGCAACAGGGAGCTTGAGAAAGAGAACTACGACCTGAAGCCGACACGCGAGTTGAAGGGCATGTTCACCGACCGTGTGAAATGGCTCACCGAAAACTCCCCCGAAGGTGAACGCTACTGGATCAACCGTGCCGAAGCAGAGTACAAGAAGGTCAACAAGGAACGGGCACAAGAAGGACTCCCAGTATTCGATGTCAAGGAGCATCCTGAGATCCTTGAGGATCTTCTGATCGAGTTGAAGACGAAGGAGTCGATGCACATTGACAACTCTGCTGTCGAGGTCGCCGCGCGCAAGGTGAAGCTCTACATTGAGCGCAACGGGATGCCGACGATCGAGCAGATTCCGATGGAGAACCAGATCAACAACATGGCTGGGTCTCTCGCTGACGGCATCATCCGTTACACGCGGAAGGGTTTCAAGCTGACAGACCCGTTCCTGTGTCCGAGGGCCGGGTGTTTCAAACCTGCCGCGTCTGATGAGATGAAGCGGTGGAAGTATGACGGCTACTGCACCGAGATTCACCGTGCCGAGGTTGAGGGTGAGCAGAAGTCTCCGACTTCCGGTTTGCAAACGAGGGACGTGTTGAGCGGTGTCAGCTAACTGGGAACCCATCAGCGAAGACGATGTGAAGGACTGGCGGAAGCATCTTGACAAGGGCACTATCCGCGAGTCCAACACTGCCCGTACGGTCGGCTATGAAGAGGTTGAAGCTGACGGTGATTCCGTAACCATCACGAAGGCGCCGACACATATTGCTCAGGCTGCTGTGCCGCGTGAGGTTGCTCAAGAGATCTTCGGGATGATGTGGGAGTGGGGTCGCAAATCGCCTGACGCGTTTGCGTTGATGGTTCAGATCATGCGCAACAGCAACCCCGAGGCGTTCGGGCATCTGTCTGACGATGAGCTGCGTACCAAGATTGAGCAGCATGCGAAGGATGCTGCCCGACAGGCCACTGAGGACGTGTATGCGGGCCAGTGGGACAAGGGCAACGATCTGGACATGTGGCAAGGTAAGCCTCTGGTGTACTCAAATCCTTCAGAGGATCTGATTGTCCTAGGCACTAACGAGAAGGTGGACGAGGATGAGTGACCATCTCGCTAGACCTGGCCCGATGTATTGGGATTGGCGTTGCGTGCGATGCAGCGAGGATGTCTATACACATACTCGCTGGTGGGAGTTCTTGTGGCGATGGATCACTAAGGAGGACTGATGGCTACGCTCGCCGCGATGACCGACGATGTTCTCGACATGGTGTACGGCGTTGCCCGGATCGAACGCCCCGCTGAGGACACTCTGGTCACCGCCGTGTCCGGGACCACTGATGTAGCGTGGGAGTTGACCACGCCTGCCCTGTGGAAGCGTGGCGACTACTGCGAAGATCAGGCCGCTGGCGAGATTGTGATAATGACCACCGACCATCCCGCGGCTGGGAACGATGTGACGGTGAGGCGAGCCCAGAACGGTACGACTGCGTTGGCTGCATACGCCACAACCGACGTGTTCTACAAGAACCCGATCTTCCCCCGCTACCGCATCGAGCGGTTCATCAACGAGACGGTGGACAATGACCTGTTCCCCCATGTGTGGATGGTGGGAGAAACCACTGTGTCGTTCACGGTCGGTGACACCACCTATGAGATGCCTACCGACTGTGGCGATGTGACCCAGGTGTACCAGTCCGATCTGAACTCTGACGGCAAGTTCTATCCGATTGACACTCAGGCTTGGGAATACGTTGCCGTTGTTGCTGCTGCCGAGTCCACGAACCAGAACTTCCTTCGTATCCGTAAGGTCATTGATGAGACTGCCACGGTGTATGTGACGTACAAGCAGAAGCCAGATTCGTCCTCGCTCACTGACCTGTCTACGCCGCTCGCGGCGATGGTGCCGTGGCGTGTAGTCGGGAAGCTGCTGGCCGGTACACGTCTCACGCCTGCACGGTCGGCTCCCGGTAGGGCCACCCCTGTAGCGAACCAATCCGGCTCCCAGCTTTCAAGAGACTTCGCAGCGTTCGATGTCGAGTTCCGGCGTATGCGTAAGGATGAGCAGAACCGGCTGAACAGGCAGGTTCCGATCCAGAAACGGTTCCAGCGTTCGAGAGTCTGGGTTGGCTAGTGAGCGACGGGACACTTGGCACAGTCGATATCGTTCTGCCGCATTGGTTGGACCCTGAGGTTCGCTATCAGCGCCTCTACAAGCCTGTCACCCCTGCATCGAGGGTGGTGACAGGTTCAGACGATTCGATAGCGCCAGAGACTGATATCGCTACTTGGGTGATTGACGACTGGTCCGGCGGCGAGGGCGACCGGATTTGGCGCGACCGTGGGAGGTATAACACTTCTGTTGCTGTGATACCGTCAGTAGACGGTAAGGGCGGAATAACAATTGGCCCAACCTGGACCTACACCGTCTATCAGTCGTCAGCGGTTGCACGCGCTGGCGGACGCACAATTATGGCGCGAGACATGGACGACTCGATTTACTCCGTCCTGAATAGTTCGTTCAGTGTGCTGTGGTCCATAGGAGGAACAGCAGGCAAAGACGCCGTATCTATGGCCGCAATCGACAGCACCAACATTTTTGTACTAGACGAAGACGGTGATCTTCGCAAGGTTGCCTCCGGTGGCAACTCGCTCCACTACGCATCGTCTGGATTCACCGACATCGTGTCCTATGAGGGCGTCCTGTATGGTCTACTCGGTTCCGACCTGTATTCGATAGACACCACTACCGCCACCACTCGGACACTTGTGTCTGACGTGACCGCGGTGAACGTGGTTGTCGACACTCGGGTAAAGCTCCTGTCTGTGTCTGATGTTGGACCGATATGGGCCGTGTGCGCCGACGACGGGCAGACACGCATCATGGAGTACAACGTCCCCGCAGACACGACCTCCGTATCTCACGACCTACCGACCGACGTGTACTTCTACGACCTGTTCTTCCATGCTGGCATCTACTTCACCACATTCAAGACATCAACGGCGCACCTCTACCTAGGCGACGGATACCTCTATACCGTGAAAGGTGAAGCACGCTCGACCATCGGACCTTTTGGTGCATCGGCGTTCTCTCAACGAATGGCAATCGCGGGTATTCGTGGAGATCGTGTGTATATGGCCTACAACGAGGCCTTGCATGTCTACGATTTGACCGATGGGGCTCTCATCACGGCAGCAGACTGGTCGCCGTCTGCACACGGAGAAGCACATCAGGCTTTATTGACCAATGGTCGCATTCTTATTGGTGGCTCTGCTGGTCGCCTTTATGCGAATCCGTCGCAAGTTGAGTATCTGAACGATCCGTACACGCTGACCACTGGTATGCACGATTATGGATATGTGGGACTCCCAAAACTGATTCATTCTGTCACCGCGACACTTGATTCAGCGCTCGTATCGGGCAGGTCATGCGAGATCGGATATTCTCTTGATAATGCCGCCGTCGTGTTTCTGTCCAATGATTTTGCCACTGGCGAAACCACACATACCTGGGATGTTTCCACCAGTACCTCATCTGTGATAGGTACAAACATTGAATGGTCCATACGTCTTTCTGCTGGCTCAGTCACCGAATCGACTTCTCCGAAGGTCATGAAGCTAGTCTCCGACGTGTCCGGTGCAGCCTCCCGCATTGAATGGACTGTCGCTGTGGACCTCGGTGAATCCTCGGTGAACGTCGGCGGTGATGTGATAGCCGCCCTGAACGCATTGAAGACCACTCACGCCGTTGTCGAATGGTCCGACCCCCAGCAGGTCAGCCAGTACACGGCACCTGAAACCTTCGACGTGCGTATCTTGGAAGTGTCTACACCCGAACTGTCTACCGACGGTTTCACCTCTGCTGTGGTCAGGTTCCAGACAATCGGGCTGGTGGGATGACATGACTGACAGAATCGACCTACTGGAACAGAAGGTGGAACGCATCGTCATCATCCTTGAAGGCGAACCCGTCCACGACCTCGACAACAACATCATCGGACGCGAAGGCGGCATGGTCGAGTTGGGTCAACGATCCGCCGAACAACTACTCGTCATCGAACGCCAACTAGGACGCATCGAAACCGGAGTGAACGGTCACAAGCCTGTGTGGACGAGGACACAGAAGATTGGCGCCACAGGCATCGGTGCTACTCTGCTGGTCGGGATCTTGTCGTCAGCGTGGTCTACGATTAGGATCGTCGCCACATGGATAGGACAAATCTGATGGTTCTCGGCAACGAACGGAGGATCGAAGCATGACCCAAGCAGCAGAGCAATGTCGCGAGTACATCGAAGCCAAATACCTAGGTGTCCGTATCTCTCGTCTTGCGTGTAGGGACACAACCAAGGGCGACATCTCGCAACATTCTGCCTACGACGGCTACGACTCGAACGCCCTAGATATCATGGGTGTAGTCGGTGGGACGTGGGATGAGAACGTAGCTCTCATCCAGGAGATCGTTGACGACCTGAATACACATCTTGAAGAGTGGTCGATACGCAAGATCCTGTGGCAGGTAGCTAAACACTACGGCCACGCACACATCGACTACTACCCGATGATTACCATACATAAGTGGTGTGGCGGTCCCGAGACGCCTACATGGCGGCTGTCGAATGGTGAGACTGTAACGACGAGAGACCCGGCCCCTGAGAACGGGCCATACGACGGGAGTGACACGATGCCTGCTGACCCTTATGACCCGCCCGACTCGTGGGCACGCGAGGACTGGACTTGGGCTGAGAACGCACACATCATGACCGAGGACTCTGACCCTCACAAGACAGTGACGAAACAGGAGATGGCGGCCTTCCTCAGACGGACGGTTAGGCACATCGACAAAGGAGGACACGCATGAACATTGACACAATCAAGTCGGTAGCCAAGGCAATCGCAGGAGGCTTCGTCGGTGTCGCCGCTTACGTTGTTGGAGCTGGAGTGAGATTCGATGATCCGCTCTGGTTCGCAGGACTCGTCCTGTTCCTCGGTGCTGGCTATGGCATCGTATGGGTGGTACCGAACAAGGCAACCTGACTCAATTCGGTTTCGACCGAGACCCGTCCTCCTGCTCAATGGTGTCACACAGGCCGCACCAGTAGCCGGAGACAGGCCGACCGTAGTCTGTCTCTACAGTCTTAGAAACCGTCCACGGTTTCCCGCAACGGCAATGCGTTGTTGATCGGTCACTCATCGCCGTTCTCCTTGGAGAGAGCATCCAACAGGGCCAACCTCACGAACAGGTCGACACCGACCACCCGCTCATCAGCAGCTTCGATGACCTTGAGGTATAGGTCTTCGGGCATTCGTATCTGAACCCGAACGTCATCCATGCGGTTCCTCCAATACGATGTATCCGCGCTCCCGCCCGTGCCCGCAACACACCGATGTAGCTCCCTTAACATGCCCGACACACGGGTCTTCACCCTCAGCCGTCGGCGGCAAGTAACAACGTGGGCAGATACGGGTGATCGGGTAAACCGGCGTACCAGTGTCTACCCAATACCAGCGGTCATCGGCGTAGAAGGCGTCGTGGCCGAAGATGATGCCCGTTGCTGTCATGGGCCTTCCTCAATCAGGTCAAGCAGCTCAGACAGTTTGAGCCACACATGCCACTCGCCCCTATCAGCACGCACAGCCACGAGGTTCACATCCTCTAACCAGCCCTCGAGCTGTTTGGACACAGGATTCTCTCTGCGCTTTACTTCGATGACTCTGCCGTTGAAGGCCACAACGTCTGGACCTTCCTTGTACATCGCTGAGATCTTCTCGGCCACGAAGCCGTTGGCGCGGAGTACACCGACGAGCTCGTTTTCGCCTATTGCGCCTTTCCTGCGCTGACTGTTACTCACCGCTGTCCTCCAAACTTGATCGCTACACCAATCATCGGAACCATCAGATACAAGGTGCGTGTCCGACGATCCCAATAGGCACCGATCCACAGGTCATACCAAGCGAACACGGGCCTAACCCTCACCGTCTGTCACCTCTGGCCACACCTGGCAATCGATCATGTTGCCCTCGCTCTCGCCGTATGGCCACCCCACAGGCCATGCTGCTCCAACATCCTGACCTTCTGAGCATGACACTCCGGTTTCACTTCACAAACGAGACAGTACTCGATGCAGGCCTCATCCTGTTCGGGGAGGGGACCGAAGAACCTGAGGTCGTAGGAGTCTTTGCAGGCTGCGTCGCGGAACCAGTCATCCATCATCCACCTCCACAATCAGCTTGCCCTCAATGTCCTTCACAGACAATAGGCGCCCATCGGCGATCATCCGATGCACCGCCCTATGAATCGTCTCATCCTTGATGTCGTGCCTGCGCTGTATCAGCCAAACGAGTTCCTGAATCGACATCGCACCGAACGTCTCAAGATGATCTGTGATGATGCGCGGAGCCGTGTTGGCGAAGGGCTCACCACCTTTGGCTTTCCAATACCGGGTGTGTCTGTCTACCGCTTTGGCTGCACGGCACGGATCGCACGGTGTCTCCCCGTTGAGGTAGTGGCGCTGGTAGGCGGCGGTCGTGCCGCAAGGCTTGAGGGGTTTCATTCCTTCTCCATATCGGCCCGATCCCATTGAATCTCTTCACCCAGATGATCCGCGCACAGCGGCTCCTTGTACCAGAACTGTTCAACGGCTTGCAGGCCACAGTACTTGCCTGAGCAGGCTTCATCCAGATAGATGTGGTCGTCTTCTTCGGGCATCATGGCCGCTATCGACTGGTAGGATTCAGGGTTACCGCGCATCATCGGTGTTTCCCCAAGTAGATCGCGCCAAGTGTGATGCCCCAAAGCAGTCCCCACATTGAAGCGATGAACATAGCTCCGTCTCCGTATGGTGGTCCATTGAGTGCGTCTATCAGACTGCTCATTCTGCTTCCTTCATCATCAATCCGCCAACCATCGCCGCGTAATCAAGCAGGCAGTCCTCCCCACAGAGGAACCCGACAGTATGAATCGGGTCGTCTTCTTGCAATTCTCGGACTATGACTTGAATCCAGGTGTGCCTGATACGTTTATCACATGATGCACAGTTGAGATAGCTCGTGATCTTGTCACTCATTCTGCTTCCTTCACCTTCTTACGCGCAGCATCGAAACTCTTCTCAGCGAACTGTTTCAACTCAGGCCTCCGCAGATCCTCCAAATGCTCTTCGTTGTAATGCTTCATCAGCGAGGCAGCACGAGCACTCTCAGCCCACAAACCCACAGCAGCCATCATGCGATACAAGCGTCTCACACGATCCTGTATCACACCCATTATCCCTTCGTCAGGATTCTCTTCGAGCAGGGTGAGCAGGCTGACCCAAGCCAAATCGTCACCTTCCGGTTTGGTCGTATCGAACGGCTCCTCATCGGGGGCGTAGACGATGGCCTCGGCCGCCTCTACTTCCAATCTCGCCTTGTTCTCCATGAGTCGAGTCATGGATTCGACTTCTTCAATCTCAGGATCGTCCATCATCTCGCGAGCCTGCTCCTGCAACTGCTCCACAGTCTCAGGCTCAGGTGTGATGGGGACAGGGGCAGGGAGAGGATGCACGGTCCCATCACCCCCACCCCCATCATCGACACCCGCCGGAAGGGATGGGGCCGAGTCAAGGAACGTGGACAGCGTATCAGCGAAGCGGAGCGTAGGCACCACGAACTTCTTCGTCGCCTCACCCGGTCTCTTCACCTCACGCTGCTCAATAGCGAACGTAGCCTCAGGCAGCAAGCCTGTCTTCTGCATCGTCTGAATCACCAACTGCATCGACATGGCAAGCTCAGTAGCGGCATACCAGCCCGTAGAGGACAGGAGCCACACACCAACATCGGGAAGGTCAGGGAGCATCAGGTTGATACGGGTCACCATGTTGCACTCACGGTTGTCCGGATCACACACACATGGCAGGTCGCCCTCGCGGTTCACGATCTGTTCACCGTCACATCGCCGCTGTAGGCCACCGGACCCCCAGTGCTCGTACCAAGAGATGTTGTCCGCGTCTTGTGGGGGGATCACGACGGGCAGCTCAGATGTTTCGGTGATGAGCGACCAGCGTGAGCTTGACCTCTCGTTTGGTTGCCACGCCTCGACCTTGCCGCCCCACAGTTCCGCAGCTTGAATGAGCAGTCCCTTGGCGACAGAGGTGAGGCGAACCGTCTTGAGCGACACGGGGCGTCCGTCTCTGGTGGTGCCGAGCCTGATCTGGCCGAGCTGTCTGGCACGCTTTTGGAGGGAGACTATGCTCATGTAGCGCCTTGTTCGTTAAGCGGAAGGTCACCGATGAGATGCTCGACGCCAATCACGTTGTGAACGTTGGCATCAAGCCAGGGGCGCTCACCTTTCCGAATGACTCCATATCGTTCGTTTGTGCTGTCGCGAAGACCACCGTAGTAACCCCTCATGGCTGCAGTCTTGATGGCGTATTCGTGATCCATGCTGACCTTTGAGAAAAACCTGTTAAGTAGTTTCATGTCCCATCTCCTGATAGGTAGTCCTCGATCTCTTGGAGCGCTTCGGCGTATGCCTTGCGCTGCAATCCCTTCGGGTTCCTTGCCCCTGCTTCCCAAGCTACGATGGAGGATTCTGATACGCCTATTCGGGCTGCGAGTTGTGTCCTTGACAAGCCCATACTCTCGCGCAGATGGCGGCAGGCTTGTGGGGTTGGGAGTTCGGGTGGTAGGAGGTCTGTTATCGCCATGCCTATCCTTTGTACTTGACTTCTGATGATGAGTGTATAGGATGGTGCGTATAAAGTCAACCACGGAAGGAACCAGATGCCAGAACCTCACGATTGGAATGCCGGAGACCCACCGCTCGGAACGGGTGATATGACCGTTCTGCTCCACGGACTGCATGTGCTGTCGGCGCCAGAAGATGAGTGTGGCTATCGTTGCTCACACGGCGGCGTTTGCACGCTTACAGAAGGGCATACAGGTCAGCATGACGCCGACGGTCACTGCCAGTGGGGAACCGCATGACCATCATCCGCTCCACCGATCGCGACTCCTACCGCACAGACGAAGGCTCAGGACGCTTCTACTGGTGGCAAGGCGAAGGCCCGTTCATCAGCGTCACGAACGCCATCAAGCTCGGGATACCTTCGCCGTATATCGCCCCGTGGTATGCGAAAGTGGTAGCGGAGCATGTGGACAAGTATTGGGACATTGAAGGGGACATTCGCGCATCGTGTCGTGAGGCAGGAGCACCAGAAGCGTTTGTCAAGTCGCTGAAGGCGCTCCCAGTCGAGACTCGAGACGCTGCCGGTGAGTTCGGAACCCAAGTGCACGACATTTGTGAATCGATTATGCTGCGCGACCCCAGTGGTGGGACGCTGACGGGCGATGATATGAAAATCATCCAGCGCGTGAGGCAGTTCATCGACTTCGAGAAAGTGATGAAGCCCGAGTACATCGCCGTAGAAGGCATCGTCTTCAACCGCGAGTACGGCTATGCCGGAGCATTCGACATCCTCTGCGACCTCCCTGGCCACGGCAGGGTCATCATCGACATCAAGACAGGGAAAGGCGTCTACGGATCGGCAGCGATCCAACAGACCGCGTATCGGCATGGCGAGTTCATAGCCGTAGGGACTGATGAGGTTCCAATGATCGAAACAGACGGGGCTATGGTGCTGCATTTGCAGGCTACCCAGTGGCGCCTGTTGCCTGTGGAGACGGGTGAGCAGTCATGGTCGGTGTTCAAATCGGCTCTGCACACTGCGAAGTGGATCATAGAGCATGAGGCTGAGGCTGTTGGTAAGCCTCTGGTCAAGGGAAAGGGATAGACATGCCCCCTAAGCCCAAGACGATCTCGCTCACCCCTGATGAGGTGCTCATTGTCCATGCGGCTCTGGATACCCGGTGGTGCTATCTGGTTCAACTGTCCGACGACGCGAGGACGTTGCCAGAGATGGATCTCATTGACGACGTAATCGACAAGCTGAAGGAGAGCTGATGAGCAAGCCGAAAGTGGAATACCGGATCGTCTGCCCCAACTTCGGGACACGCGGCCACTCCACCCACGTCCATCCGAAGAAGACGCTCGTCAAGGCGCAGGAGAGGGCAGCAGCCCAAGATCGCCTCTACGAGCATCTGGCAAAGGTGAAGCCTGAGCCGATGTACTCGTACTACCGGTCAGAGATAGGTTGGAGAGTCCAAACGAGGACGATAACAGAATGGGAGGAAGTGAACGAATGAGCAAGATGGAAGGCCTATTCCGAATAGACGTAGACACGTTGAATGCTGGCGGGTTCGCTCCTGACGTGTTGAACATGGCACTCCATTGGGGCATTCTGGTACCCGTCGAGAAGTGTGAACACAATCGGTATATGAAGCATCCTGATCCTGATTCAGACTTTGCTGTTGGAACCATCGACTGGTGTGAAGGTGCAGGATTGGAGGACGTGAACGATGAGCGACAAGAGGCGTGAAGTGTTACAAGAGATTGCAGCAGACGCAGAGGCAGACGTGAACAGATACGAAGGTCTGCCGTTCACAGGCAGGACGGTTGCCATGATTCATGGAGAGCAGAACGCGATGATCGCTTCGTTGGCGAATATCATCGAGACGCTTCTGCCAGAGGCAGACGATGACTCCTGAGCAAGCGATCCACATCGTCGCTCGTCATCTCAGTTTGCTCCGAATGTGGTGCTGTCGTGATGGACGACAAGCTGCACGACGAATGGCACGATGCTCTCACCGAGGAGAACAACTGATGAGTAGAAACCTCTTTCGTGAATGTGAAAGATGCGGTGGCTGGGGATGGATCGAAGAACCCAACCGAAAAGATGGGGAAACCACATCTATCCAGGCAAGGTGCGAATGTGAGTCTGGTTTCATAACTGTCGAGAAGTGTGAGCACGGCAAGATAGACCCGCATAAGTTTCGACTGCTTTGCTACCACTTTGACGGAGAGACTTGTCGTAAAGCGTGCTGGTGTGAGGGTGCAGGATTGGAGAACAAGACATGATCCCCGCCATCATCATCGCCGCTCTACTGATCCTGTTGGCTGCCGCGGTCGCTGTCGCCTATCAGCAGGCCGATGTGATTCGTGCTTTGAAGGCTCATGTTGTGAGGTTGGAGGAAGCCGTCACCAACGCCCGCGAGGGCGACAACAAACGGGTGTGGGAACTACGTCCTGATGCGGTGAATCCGATGGTCAAGCGTGGCAGACCCGACGGACAGCCACGACGGCAGCCTACGATGCCACCAGGTGAGACACTGATTATGCCAGATATGAGAGACATCCCAAGCTGGGGAGACGACGATGAGTGACCTACCGACAAGAGAAGAAGCGCAGAATCGTTGCGACTGGTTCAAAGAGGTCAGGGGTGATCGTTGTGGCCCTGATTGCGACCATCACCTCGATGGCGGGCTTCCTGAGGAACGACTACTCGTTGCTCGCGCTCGTGGCGAGTTGCAGACTGAGACCGAGTGGCGAAACAGCCTCGATGACTCTCATGGCGGTGACATGTTTGCAGCCATTTGCGCTGGAGAAGTTGATGCAGGAGATAACAGTGATGCAGGGGCGGCTCGGCTCATCATTGCTGCTGCGTTGGGTGAGCAACCATGAGTGGCCTGTACCTAACGGCCGACAACGCGACATCAGTAACCGTGTTCTGTCCGAAGCCGAACCACATCAAACCGTGCTGGTGTCGCGGCGTAGCTAGTTGCGTCGCGTATGTCAAGGGACGCCGGTGTAAACGAATAGTGAAAGGCAGCGGAGTCCGGTGTTGGCAGCATGACGGTGAGCAACCATGAGTGATCTCACTGTCCTCGAGATGCTACAACGCAAACCCAGGGGCGTCTGCGGCACCCAGATGAGAGGCAGATTCTCGGCCCGCATCTTCGAGCTCCGCGACCTTGGTCACATCATCGACAAGGAGCGGTGTGACGACCCGTGGCACGGACACAGGACGGTCCAGTGGCGCTATGTTCTCAGACAGGGCGCTCAGAGTTCACTGTTCTGAGTTGGCTTTCGCGGCGTTCCCGTAGTCCTAGGAACCGAGCCCGTTTCAAGGCCTCTGGTTGTCGGTGCGCTAGTCCCTCTTGCCACTCTTGGAAGGGCTGGTGCTACTCGGGTTCTGTGATGCGTCTGCATCATTCAGTACTTGTACCGTAATCCCCCCTTGACACGGTGCTACTGTTGGTGTATCTTGTCCCTATAGAGCTCGGGCGCACGGCCCAGGCGAGTACCACGGAAGGGGTACAGAATGGGAACGAGAATCACGAGGAAGGACGCTGACAGAGCCCTACAGTCCTACTGCGCTCTCAGCGGCCAGCCATACGGCCACTACAAGGCAGGCGAGTACGAAGATGGCCACCTAGCCACCATCAGGAACGGCCTAGCCATCGACTACAACCCGACCTATGGCGGTTGCATCATCGAACGCATCGCCCACGATGGCGGCACTTGGGTAAGCCAACCCTACAGCCGCGAACGCAAGACGCCGCGCGAGATGGTCGAGTACATCAGCGGCCTGTGCGCCGGGTACTCGGATTACAAAGAGAGTCCCCGATGACAGCCACCATCACTCTCAACCACTGGCGAGGAACCTACCTAGCTCAGCTATCCCTCAACGACCGCGGCACCTTTGACCGCGACTGGCAGGAGGTCTCCAAGGTCGTCAAGGGCAAGGCCGGTACCGTGGCAGTCCGCTACTACTCCGACCTGCACGTCGGCTGGTACGAGTCGCGGGAGGGCTACCGGATGCATCAGGGGCAACCAACCCCAAAGGTGTATCACCGTGTAGACGCTCTCACGGTCACCGTGATCGACTTTGAGACGCTGGTGGCGGCCCTGAGCGGTCCTCTGCCGGGATCTGATGGGGAGTGGGGTACCGATAGGTGCAAGTGTGGCCGTGAGGTCGACACATTCGATTGTGACGGGTTCCCACGCTGCCAAGCCCACACCGTCATCAAGGAACTCGCGGACAGTTTGGCGGTGCCGGCATGACCAACCTGCTGAGACGCTCCACACAGTCAATCGACTGGCAGCATGTCAGATGCACCCAGTGCGGCGGGACGTTCCCATACTCCCTGGGCGTCAAGGCACCATGGCCCGGGATGCCCGGAGTCAGGATGGTCCTCTGCTCGAAGGACTGCGCGGAAAGATGGATGGGGGATGCAGGATGTTGAGATTGGATCGTCGTTGCCAAACGTGTAGCCACGGTTTCGGGGTACACCAGCGTTTGGGGAAGCCGTTGCATATTCGAAAGGGTGAAGTCGAGTTCTTTGAATCTGCTGCGGATGAGCGCCAAGTATGCACGGGATACCCTGACAAGATGGGTGCATGTGAGTGCCGGGAATATGTGAAGGTAAGGACACCATGAGTGACAGCATGAAACAAGACGACATATTCGCTCTGTTCATGTTCCTAGTGGGCATATCGATAGGCATATTGCTCTTGCTGCTTGTCTTGGACAGCATCGAGGACGTGCTACGGGACATACTGACCGTGTTGGAGACACCATGAGCAGACTCCAACCAGCATCCACAATCCTGAAAGCAATAGCGGGACTCACCGCCACCCTGGTAGCGCAGGACGCAGCGAGCACAGGAGCAGCAGAGACACGCCGCAGGCTGGTACGTCTAGCAGTCGCCCAGGGCTACACGCTGACCGAGATCGGTGAAGCCTCAGGCATCACCAGGCAACGAGTGGCACAACTAGCGAAGGAGAGTGAGTGATGAGCGTAGCACCTATGGAACTGATCGAACGCGACGGAACGACATACACCAGGGCGATACACGAGGCCACCGGCGAACGGATATGGGTCGAGGTCCACAGCGACGGGACGCTTACCGCCGCTAACGGGTCGTTCTCAGGGGCGTTCGATCATGGCGACGCGGTGACACTCCTGGGCGACGAAACCGCCGATACGTGGGGTACGTTCAGAGCCGCCAAAGTGAGCGACCGATGACCGAGTGGCGCTGCGTGGAGATGAACTGCGGAGCGTACGCGGTCAACATGGACGAAATGCTCTGTGCGTGGCACGATGAGAACCGCCTTAGCGATCAAGGAGGACCGATGAGCCACCCGATGAACGGTGATCTATCAGATGTACCCACACTGAAAGACGGCGACACGCTACACGTCGAGTACACCCTGGAAGGAGACGGAAGTATTACGATCGACGCCTGGGAAGTAGAACGGGTACGGCCGCTACCCAAGCCAGTCAGACGCATCGGCATGCTCGGCTGTCTCGTGTACCTGGTCACCATCGTCACCAGTCTGTACCTGATAGGCCAAGCGATCCGATACGCGATAGGAGGATGAGGACATGACAGACAGACAAAGCTGGCGACAAGCGACGACAGAAGAAGTAAATGACGCAATAGAAGGGCACGGCTCCGCTCAACTGAGATGGATGATTCCCGACATTCGTCTGCAAGCCATCGCAGACGAATGGAAGCTACCGAATGACTTCAGGAAGTGGGACATTGTACGCGAAGGATACCCCGAGCTTGCTGCCCTGCTGGATGCGCTCGTAGCCGACTGAACAACAAGAGCCCCGGGACTCACACTCTCGGGGCTCTTGGCTTACGAGAGGGAATGACGCGAATACATCACTAGACATACAAGGCTACTTGTGAGAAGATGAGGGGGAAGGCACCGCACGGATGCCGCAACGGAAGGACTAAGGATGGAACGCAAGGAACTAGAGCGCAGAGAAGCCGAGGAACGCAAGGAACGTGCAAGGCTACGGCGTCCGATGTGGCGAGCGAACGCATTCACAGCGAAACCTCGGGGACCGTACACGGCCAGTTGAGGGGCATAGGACTCGCACGGGACCCACAGAAGGAAGGGACAGCATGAACGAAAAGACCTACCAACACCTTGCACGCATCACCCATGCGGCCAATCGTTTGCAAGCAGCGAGAGCAGAGGTAGACCCTGCAACCCTACGGTTCTACCACTGGATCAATGAGGCAGCGAGCAACGGGATCTCGCAACGTCTCATAGGAGAAGCAGCAGGAGTGACCCAACAGCGGGTAGCTCAGATCGTGAGAGAAGAGAGGATGAGCGACGTGCACCTCTGCGACATGTGCGGCCAGGCCAAGTGCGACCACTGAAGCAGCAACGAAATGTACTAGGTGCCTTGTGATGTGAGAGGATGAGGTAGCGGCTCCGCACGGGAGCCACCGACGGAAGGATGCAAGGACATGATCTACACCGACTACCTACAAAGACACATCGACCGACTGACCGAGGCGCAGAAGCTCTACAGCGAGATCCTGCGCGAGGAGATGAGGGCAGAGAAGGGAGAAAAAGTATGACAAAAGCAAAGTGGACAAACCTGACGCCCATAGAGCAGTACACCATGATTCTTCAAGATGCAACAGCAGAGAGACGAAACGCTGAGGTCTGGTGGCGCGAGACCATCCTGGAGGCTCTCACAGTCACAGACATGAGCCAGACAGAGGTCGGCAAGCACGCAGGAGTGAGCCAGCAGCGCATCGGGCAGATCGTGGCTGCAGCAGAGATGGGGACTCCATGAATAACCGAGACTTCATCAGACGGTCGCCTACAACGAAGCGCAGGCACCGTTTCATCATTGAACAGACGCCGGAAGGCTACGGAGTGACAGAGTACCGCGAACGCCTGTATCCAGGCGGTTGGGAGCGCTTGCTGTTCTCAGGAGAGTACGACTCGAGCGCTGAAGCACGTGAGTCCATCAACTGCCGTGGCTGGAACGGAGATACTACCTGAAGCGATGGACTCAGCGACCAAGAGCCCCGGGCCATTGAAGGCTCGGGGCTCTTCCGCGTGGTGGATGTGTCGGGACTCGAACCCGACTTACGTCTCGCTGCTGCTCTGCCATTGAGCTACATACCCATGAGCTTGAAGATACCAGACAGTCGGTGCCACTCCCCACCTAGACCCTGTCCAAGGCACCATACTCAACGATACCCCCCACCCGAGTGCCTTTTCCTCAACGAATACAACCAGAACCACCCACTCCCAAGATATGGAAGGAGCCTTGCCCCACGGTGACATCAGCGCCTCAGACAG